CTGACTTCGGGCTGACCGACGAGGTGCACATCCTGAGCACCGACAGCGACGAGTTGGGCGATACCACCAGACATTTTATATTATATGGAGAGTTTATTTTTAAGTGCTGGAAGCACTTACACACGATGGAAGTCCGCGGGACTTCAAGGGACAATAAGCTTAAAAGGAATCTTCAATTATATCTCTGGCCATATGACATCCGATGGATGGTTAAAAGTTGTCGTTATGTCTCGTAGAGACTTGCGATACATAGTCCATTTATGTTTTTGTTCATCTGTCAATTGTACATCGGTTGTATGTGTCCAATCACATAAAGATAGAAGTTTGTTTCGTTTCTCACGGATCGTGTCCCAATCGGAGATTAACCAATGATAATTTTCTCTCCTTTTGTTTATAAACGTCTTGACGTTACCATCTTCGTCTTTATGTATATCAATGAAACCAATATTGGTGTTTGATTCTATTTGTATATGACCCACGTTCTCAGCTATGTTATGTGGGTATGCATTTGCGTGGTCTATAATGTTCATATCGTATATACTTATCACTTTCATCGCATCTTTATCATAATACATCCATAATGGTGACTGAACTTTATTGTATATAATCACATCCCCGTCTCGTACGAGTGAAATATTTATACAATTATCTTCTGGTGGTATTGTTATAAACACATTTGACGTTTCTGGTCGCGAAGTCCGATCAATGAAACAATTATTATCTGTATCTATGTAATTAAAAATGTTTAACGTTTCTGGATCGTAATAGATCTTCATTTATATTAATGTAAAATATTTTAAGATGACGTATTTTCTGCGAAATAGCCCGTATCTCCCATGAGTTGTGCTGTGAAACTGATGTATGTAGCGGCTTCGGGTTTAGGAGGGAAAGTCACATCAAAATGAACCTCTATTACACTGGTCGCACTACCGACTGTGCTGGTCGCGAATGTAAATCCAGTTGCATTAATATTTTCTCCTGAATCATGGCTTATACCTACTACAGCCCCAGAATTTCTTTGTACAGTGTATTGTCTTCTCCAAGCTTGGATATCTCCGCTACCGGTGTAGTTCCTAGCAAAACCCTGAAGAATGATTTGAAAATTTGCGTAAGAATTTGGTACATATACTCGATAATACCTTTTTGTCTGAGACCCGGAGTTACCCCCCGCGTTCTTGTAAACGTTGAGAGTTTGTAAGGACATCTGTCCGTTTATGATCGCCTTATTCTGGTTTACATGTAATGGTGCTTTTGGATCCGTCGTCCCGATGCCGACGTTGCCGTCTGAACGAATCCGCATTCGTTCGGTTCCATAGTCTGTGTCGGAGCTACCTGATCCACCGCGAGTTTTAAATATGATAGTACCACCAGCATCATTCGTGGTTGAAAATAGTGTCATTCCACGTGTGGATGCATCAAATTCTATACCCTGTCGATAATCATCGTCAAAGTTCATGATTATTCGTCTATCATCGGACCAATTTAGAGCTATGTTACCGTTCACAAATAATCTTTCACCCGGATCCGTCTTCCCGATGCCGACGTTGCCATTATTATCAATCGTAAAAAGTTCACCATTGAAACTATCTACGGTAATACGTGGACCACCACCACTATTACTTTTTATCCGATGCTGGAAACCGTATGTGTTCCAATTCGTAGCCGCACCCGTGTATCCAGGAGTTCCCGCAATGAGATATGGTGCATCTTCATTAAAGTTATACGCTACTACTGGTGCTATGATTGCTCCACGCACATCTAATTTTTCAAGTGGATTATCCGTCCCAATCCCCACCTTCCCGTCGCTGGTGATGCGTAGACGTTCGTTTTGGAACCCCCCGAAGGTGATGGTTCCGTTATCGGAGGTGCCACTCGTACCCGTTTCGATACTGAAGACCCCCGCGTTGGAGGTGAGCCTGGTGAATGAATTGGACACCGTGTCGGCTATGTTCGAGACCAATTCCAGCCTGGGTTCGTTTCCACCGTGAGAGGGGTCACCGTACACTTCGAGGGCTGGGGGCCCACTTTGGCGAACCTGATCGTTCCCTGCGACCAGATTCGTCAGCACCGCGATTGCGTTTGACCTGAGGGTCGCATTCTCGATATCTAGAGTACCGGCACTGGCCCCGATGGGCATTGTTATTATAGAGGGCGAAAAAAGAAATGAGATATTCGACGAACTTTAGAAACTCTGTTCAGTTTGTAAAGTTTGGGGTGAAGTTGATTGGAACGAGTGAAGGAGTACGACTTCTACGAAGTCGGGGCAGTTGGCCAAACCGGGTTCACGGGATCTTCGGTTGTGGATGGAAGGTCCCTGAGAGCTTGGCGATAGTCGAGCCACGCCTGTTTCTTTTCGGGTGTGATAGGGGGAGCGTCAATGGTGGCAAGGTAGTCTGTCTGTGTGATACGTTTGTTACGTTCTAGGCGAAGTCGTTCTAACCAAAGATTGTTATAGGCATTTATAAATGCGTCACGATCTACTTCTATCACTTCCGAATCTTTAGTTACTATAATGTTGGAATAAATATTTTCCTTTGTTTGATCATCGTTCAATGGTTTAATTTCTAATCGAAACCCTCTTATATTCATTAGATGTAAAATTTGATGAACATCCAATGATAGATGAGGTTCATTCATTTACTATTTATGTAGATAATAAATACCCATGAAAAAAACCATAATTTTTTGAATATTCATACGATGTCGAGGTTGACGATGAACCGACAGAAACATATCCACATTGAACATATTCACCACGTGTTAAGTAAAGTATCGCATGGACGGTGGGACTATCGATGGTGGCGTAGTCCCCCGAAGCACCCGTATCATTATTTATCCAGGTATAACCTAAACCACGAGTGGAAACCGCTTGATTTACATTCGTACCGTTTTTGTAAAACGTGAGGTTAGTCGTACCATAATGAGCATTTGGTACGCCTACTAGAATTTGAAATTGGAAATAATAGTATCCAGATATGGGTGCTGTGAACCTACCCGTTGAAGTATTATACGAGTTCGTTACATTAATGTGAGCTGAGTCAAATTCATTTGTAAAGATCTTGTTACCTTCGGTGGCATCATAACTAAGGCTTGATGAACTATCGTTCAACACACGGAAAATAGGACGCGAACCTGGACCAAATGGTTCATCCCCCACCTGTAACATCGCACGAGGCTCCGAAGTCCCAATCCCCAAACGCCCCGCCTTGAGGGTCATGCCCAAGTCCCCGTGCCCGAAATACTCCTTCTGGTAGGCATAGAGTTGCCAAATCTCGTCGGAGGTCAGGGCCCGGTTGAAGAGGCGGAAATTGGCGATTTTACCGTCCCAGGGAGACTGTAATCTTGGACCGCTACTGGTGTACCAATCACCTATAATGATATTATCACTCGTGCTCCAATTAAAATCATTATTAGTACTATTACCGGGATTATTAACTCCCATTCTTTCTACACCGTTTAACCATGCACGGATATTAAAAGCTCCTCCACCGGGATACACTATCAATACATGATTCCACATATCCTCTAAAAAAGTTACATATGGAAAATTTTTTCCACCACTGCCACTATGCCAGTGACGCAACGAAGAGGCCCCGTTTGTCACAGGGCTCCACCAAGAAAGACCGGCGTGTAGATTATTACCATATCCAAAACCATATATACCGTGTTCAGTAGTCATATCAATTTGGGGTTTATCCGACCGAAACCATATACTTATACTATACGGTTGATCTCCCGAAAATCCTAATGGGCCAGTTGTAATATAATCATCCACCCCATCCAAAACAAATGCTCCATTTGATACTTGTGGGTCACCAAAGGCTGTTCCATTATTAGTCGTCCCCCCCAAACCTGTTATAGCACCAGATGTCGTCGAAACAGCCCCATCCACCAAATCCTTCGCATCATAGTAGACCTCCAACCAATCCGTGTTGGGAACGTTGGGGACAGACTTGACCACCACGTCCACACCGTCAGCTTCGGGGTCGTATTCGGGGGTGCCATAGTATTCGAGTTCAACTATACGGAAATAATTATTTTGACCGGAAATTTTCGTGACGACTACAGCCAAATAGTTATACATATACTTTGCGTTCACGTTATATAGGTTTTCATTATTAGCTCCCTGTCCAGTTTTGGAAAAAAGTTCCGTCCAGTTTGTATTATCATCAGAACCATAAAGTTTCCAGTCTTCGGGTATGCGGGTAGGGTCATTATCTTTCAACCAAATTTTCATGTACTCTAATCTAATCTTGTGTGGTAACTGTAGTTTTATCCACTCACCATCAACTGCCCCCGTTCCTAAATTTTTGACTGGGTTGTCAGCACTTGGGTTATACGTATAATCAGTTCCATCATAGTTGACTCCTTGATCAGGAGTCCACGTGTCATCTGTATCCGCGTTACTAACTGTCATATTGAACGCTTTCCAACTTACTCGAGCAGGATTTTGTGTTGAATTACTACTTTCAGTAACGTAATATCCCTGATATCCAGAACTTTCACCCGATGCTGCCGTCAAAGCCACCCTCGGATACTTGATGAGTTTCTTGGACCTAGGAAACTCTGTGACCACGTTGGAGTTCAACTTGATGGAGGCTGTGTTCGACACCTGTTGGAGGTTCATGTTCCCCACCACATCTAGGGACTCTGTGGGGATCGAGGTCCCCACACCGACCCTCCCACTCACCGTATCCACAAAGAGGTTAGCTGTGCCCACCTCCAAGTTTGAGGTGACGGAAAGGTTTCCGTTCACATTCACACTCAATGGTGCCAAGTCCATGGTGATGGTTGTGTCAGAGG